TAGAAATATGTTTATTAGAAAAACTTCTTTTACTGTCTCTAATAAATATTATATCATATTTTTATTTTACTGTAAATTTATTTTTCTCTCCACGTTCCGTGAGTATCTCCAGTTTCTAAGTTCATAGAAGCTACGTAACGTCTTTCTCCACTATTAGAGATGTAAGATAACCATTCGTATCCTTCTGCATAGCAAAATTCCATATAGTTAAACTCTTCTCCGTTTTCATAAACTCCTACTACTTCTGAATTTAAAGATGGTGCATTTCTGATGTTAAGTTTATCTACTCCTACAGTATATACACGTACTGTTGGTAAAGACTGTAAATCAGTATTTGCTTTAACTTCTCCTGCTGCTGTATCATCTGTTGGGAAGTAGAACCAACCTACAATACCATTAAAATCACGTTCATTGTATCGTGCTGGACCACCTACGTATAAGCTATCTGCATTACCATCAATGTTTTGTTCGATAGTTTTCATAGTGTATCCATCACTATCTCTTGTTACTACTCCAGTGTGTCCGAACGGATGTCCATAAATATATGTAGTATCCATTACAAAGACTGCTCCTGCCCTAGGTTTGCTATCTAAGTTACCAGCTTCATTATACTCGACTTTATATCCTAATGCAGCAGCACTATTTAGTAAATCAATAGCATTACCCCAAAGTGCTTTTCCGAAAAATAATACTGATAGGTAGTTAGGTAAATCAACACATTGTGTTCCATAAGCTCCATCTTGGTCTACTCCGATACCTAAGTTCGCTATTCTTTCTGCTTCATTTACAATTTCACTTGTTCTTACCATTTATTTTATCCTCCGTTAAATAGATTTCAAAATGGAAATTTTAGCCGTTTTTTCCATTTTGAAGAGTAAATATTAGTTCAAAATGGAAATTTTAACCATTTTTTCCATTTTCAATTTCTTTTTTAATTTCTGTAGGGTCTTCATTTTTTGATTGTTTATAGACTTGGTGTACACCTACTGCTCCCAAACCTAATAAAACTGCATTAGCATCTTTAAACAATACTATTCCTACTAAAGCACCTAATACCCCTAATGCTTGTGGTATTAATTCAGTAGGGAAAACTTTCCACTCTTTTAAAAACTTACCTAATAAGTTAAGAGCAAATATTATTGCTGTAATTAAAATGGGTTGTAATTGTTCCATAAATTTTACCTCCTTAATTGTTTTCTGATTTTAACTCCGTTAAAACTTCCTTTATGATTGTTTTTAGTTCCTCTTTAGGTACTACTTCTGAAAAGTTTTTGTTTGATAGGAAGATTACTTTACTATCATCTTTTCCTGAATACAATAAATCTGTAATTTTATAATTATCGGGTATTGAATTAGCAAGTGTAAACATAGCTGTTTGAAAATCAACAAATTTTTCTTTGGTTGTATCTCCTTTGAAAATATCTACTGTTATATATTGAGCATCAGTATAAATAATACCTCCACGTGCATCTATGTTACCTATGTTATAAGATTCCTGACTATTAAGATGTTGCATTAGTGTGCCTTCTGTATAAGTTTTATACAAAGGATTGTTATTCATTTCTTCATAAATAGTATCTTCTTTTTCTTTCAATTCCTGTCTAGTCACTAAATTTGAAGTGTCAACACTACCACCAGTTGTTGGTCTTTCTTCTAACGCTGTTACACGTCTTTTCAGTTCTGCATCATCATATATAGTGTCATTATCTTGTCTATTCTCTAATACAGTTATACGTTTAACTAGTTCAGTATCACTATATGGTTGTGGTATTTCTGATTTTGTTGCATAAGTAGAAGAAATTTGTTCATTAGTAACATAATGTTTTTCTTCTAACTCTTCTTTAGTGACTATTTTCGAGTCATTCTCCCACATTAAATTAACTTTTTGAGCTAATTCACTATTATTGAAAAACATTTTAGTTAAGTAATGCTTTTCTTCTAACTCTTGTCTAGTAACTAGATTTGAAGTGTCAACTGTTGGTTGATTGTTCTTAACCTCTTGCAACTCTTGTTTAGTAGCATAATCAGATAAGTCTACTGTAGGTTTATTTTCTAATACTGTAAGTCTTTGTTTAACTTCTTCATCATTATATACAGTATCTTTATCTACTTTAGTTTCTAATGCTTCTACACGTTGTTTTAACGGTGCATCATCATATACTGTATCTTTATCCTGTTTTGCTTCTAAAGTATCTAATCTTTCCCTTAAATGAGTATCATCGTATGCTCCACCTTCAATAGCTTTGCTCTCAAGAGCCGTTACACGCTCTTTCAAAGGTGCATCATCATATACAGTATCGTTGTCAACTCTAGCTTCTAATTGTCCAATTTTTTGGACTAATGCACTATCATTGTATGGTGTAGGTAAATCAGATTTTTTAGCATAAGTTTCTTCTACAACTGTTGATGTTACGTACCCTTTATTGCTAATTTCTTCAACAACGTTATTTTTAGCTGCTGTAAGCTGTTCTGTTGTGACTAAGCCACTAATACTAGGTAATTCATCTTTAGTCGCATACGTTCTTAATTCCTGCTTTGTAGCGAAAGTTTCATTAGCTACGCTAGTTGTTAAATAGTTACTTAAATCAATACCACCGTTTATTTGTATTTTTTTAAGTTCTTCTTCTAGTTCAGAACGTGTAATTACATCTACAACTTCTTGGTCTTTGATATATCGAAAACCTCGTTTTGCTGTATCGTATTTATCAATTTCAGATAACACAACATTGAACTTAAACTTAAATACATCTAATGTGTCTGTTTCACTATCTAAAAATAGATAACCGATTACTTCTTCACATCTTGTAATGAATGTAGTATCAAATTTAACTTTTACTACATTGCCTTCTATAGTTCCTTTTGTTTCCCATGTTGCAAAACTTTCTTGAAAATCAAATAATACTTTTGCTTTATACTCTGATAAATCAACTTCATTCTTAATCACAAATTCGAAACCTGCATTGTTTTTATCGTGAGAATACAGTTGTATATTTAAATCTCTTACACCTCGTTTATTTACAACATTATTTAAACTAGTTCTTACTACTTTTTTCATACTATTCCTCCTGTTTATTTATAGGTAGATTTCTAAATCGTTTATACAATGCTTCTATTTTCCCGTTCCCACCTATATTTTTATAACTAGTATATAAAGCACTTAATTCTTCATAATCTTCAACAGTTGTATATCCTCGCTCTATTGCTTCTCCAAACTCCTTATGAAGTCTATATGAAATAATGCTTTTATTTGATGCTCTATTTTGTAGTCCTATTTGTGTAACTTCATCTACTTTATCTTGAGTACTCTTTACTTCCTTATTTAGCTGTTCAAACTGTTTTGCCATTTGTTTATTACTGTTGTCGAACCATATCTTGACTAGTGGTATGATAGCAACTGTAAAAAGTTGTAATATAAATTGCCATATAAAGTTTTCCATTGACTACCTCTAAAAAAAGAACACGCTATTCAGCGTGTCCTTCTCTTTCTTTCTCAATTTTTTCTAGCTCTTCTTTTTTAGCTTTCTCTTTTTCTTCCCACTCACGATTAATTCTATCAACTTCTGATTGCACTACTGCACGTAAATTACCATAGTTAGGTACTTGTTCTAAAGTCTTTTTACCAGTAACTAATAGCCCTACATACATTTCTACTAAAAAATCGTTTGTTTTATATACTTTGTTTTTAAAATTAATTCGCACTTTCACTACCCCCTTCAACGTGTGATACATTGTTATTACTTTCTCCGTGATGTTCATCTGTTTCTCCTCCTTCATCATCTTGAGCTAATTGTTCCATAATTGTTTGAACAGTTTTTGTTAAAGCATCGTCTAATTGTGATTTTGTGATATATCTATTCGCATCATCCTCTAATTGCTCTTTATCTGCTGTTTCTGCACGTTCTAAAGTGATTTCTTTATATTTAGTAGGTTCTGCACTTGGAAGCCACTCTACTGCACTTGTGTGTTCTACTAACACTTCATATAGTTTATTCTCGTACTTGAACTTATCTCCTACTGAATAATCTACATTCACTTCATAGTTATCAAAAGCATTGATAATTACTTCTTTGTTTGCATTAATTGTTTTAGGGTCTAATACATTTAAAAGTAATGCCATAAGCACTTTATCATTACCTTTGTTGATTTTAGATACTAGTTTAGTTAACGCTCTTTCACGTTCTACTGTATCTTGTTTGTTCCCAGTAAGAATACCTACTTGTTTGTTAAGGTTAGCATATTCAGCTACTAGTGCAGGTGTTGCCTCTCCAGTGTAGATTTGTTGTGCTACTTGTTTTCTTACTTCTTCTAGTACTTCTGCTTCACTAGCTGTTGCAAATTTACCAGGTAAATCAATACCACCATTTATATACGCTGTACCTTTGTTCATAGAGAACGTAACTGATACACTTCTATAACCACCTGCTTCGGGGTATGCTGTCCTTGTTACTAATTCTAATGTCATACTTATACCTCCTATTTGTTTTTAATTTCTTCTACTAATTCTTTTAAATCAGCATTTTTGTTAATCAGTTCCTCTAATTTTCTTAACTCTACATTTTCAGAGTATAGTTGTTCGTAAGCTACTTTATAATTAGCTAACTCAATCGTTTTTTGACTCAACTCTTGTGCTATTAAGTCAATAGGTTGTATTTGTTTATCCATTTGCTTTTTCCTCCAATTTTGAAATTCTTTGTTTTAATTCTTTATTTTCAGTAGATAACTCTTGAACGGCTTTGATTAAATAAGGGATAGTATCATAATAGTTAATTCGTAAATAGTCATTGTATGTTTGCTTATCATCCATATCGTGTACTACTAAATCTTTATCAACAGATTGAACCTGTTGAGCTATCGCTCCAATTTTTTCAAACTTACCATCCTTTTTCCAGTTAAACTCAACGATTTCAATATTGTTAAGTGTATCTAATGCATTTATTTTAGTAGGTTTGATGTTAGTTTTTAAGCGTTTGTCAGAAATTCTACTTTTTACACTATTGATTTGACTCCACCATATAACAGTAGTTTTTGAACCTGAACTATTCGCATCTCCTTGAATATCATTACCATGAGTGTCGATTCTAGCGTTATATACATTTATACCTCTATGGAATGCTGCGGTATTGCTACAAGTCATAACACCTTGAGCGGTTACCCACCATGCATTTGGTCCAGCTTTCGTCCAGTTATTACCCCACGCTGCCCAAAGTTGAGCTCCTCTAGTTCCTACGTTAATACCTTGGTTTATTCCGCATTCAAAGTTATTACTTCCTGTTAACCAGTAACTATTGTCATGTGGGTTGTGTCCTATTCGAAAACCACCTATGAAACCAGTATAAGCAGCTAACCAGTTAGTTTCTATTTGAGTAGCTTTGATTTTAACAGAGCTTAAATTGTTTATAAATGCTTCTTTCGCCCAAAGTTTAGAAACGAACGCTTGATTAGAAACAAGTTTATCTATCATTCCATCATCAACTTTAAGATGTTTTGATTCGATTGCATCAGATGCTATTATGTTCGCTGTTACACTACCAGCTTTAAGGTGTCCAGTTTCTATAGTAGAAGACTTGATGTGCTTACCTTCTATAGTTCCGTCTACAATTAATTCTGCACTTTTCTTTTTGTAAAGCTCTAACTCATTTATAGTCCAACTCGAAAAATTATCCCATGCTGATTGATGAATACCAAAAGCGTAATGTTTAACTTTTTTTCCAGCGGCCTTTTCAAATTTTAAGGTTGCTGTCCTTTCTTCATTCCACGCATAGCTATTAATTGGGAACATTTCAGCAAAGCCCCAACTTTGACTGTTATCTGTATAAGTAACATATATATGTATTCCTATTCTTTGCTTACCTCTTCCAATGCTAGAAAACTTTGCTTTGAAGTAAAATTCTGCTCCATCACTTAAATCTTCCTTGATATCATCGGTAATGAAAGTATCACGTTCACTACTTGTTATACTTTCTCGTTGATTCATTCTTACTAAATTCTCATTAGCTGGTGTAATCACTAATCTATCAGTTATTGCCTTAATACTATCAGGACTAACTGACAACATACTAGCAAGATTTTGTCCGTTGAAAACTTTGTTCGAACCAAAGTTTATTGAGTCTGCTGTTATTTGTAGTTGTGAGTGTCTTACAGTATCGTTTAATGTACTTGTAACTGTATTTAAAGTTCCTGTAGTTGTTTGCTTCCATGAGTTTAACTCGTTGATGCTCTGTTGGTCGTCTTCAGGTGCAGGTGTCCAGTCAGTAGCGATATTCCCTTTTTCTAATTTAGGTAAACGTATATATATTTTATCTCCATTGTTAAACGTTATATTAGGGTTATAAAACGTAAATGCAAAATAATTAGTAAACTTATTAATGAATGTATGGGATATTCTTTGCCATTGCGTTGTAAGATTAAATGCTCGTTGCCCGTTAGTTTCAAAACCTATATGATTAAACGTACAATTCCTACTAGCTCGAACATCTATACTCCACGTCATAGTTTCATTCTGAAATTGAGTTTTAATTAATTCAGTTAAATTTATAAAAAATCCTGTAGTATCACTCCCACCAACTTTAGTTAAAACTAGAGTATCTCCTTCTACTGATTTCTCCCATTTATCCCAGCTACCCAAAAATTTAATATTTATATTCTTACTATCAGTAATATAGTTTCTTCCACCTAAGCTAGTTGGTATGCTTTCTCTAATATTACTGATTTCACGACTAAAACTATTTGCTGTTTCCTGAACTTTATTATTTACTACAGAAGTAGTTACGTATCCTTTACTATCTACCCAACTTTCAATACTACGTCTTGCTGTAGCTAGTTGACTAGCTGTATTATCTTGTGTCCATTGTTTTAATGCACTAGTTCTTGTTCCGTCTTGATTTTTATACGTTTCAAGTGCATCTAGTTTCCTATTGATACCTTGTGCATTATCATTGAACTTACTACTAAATTCAGTGTTTTTTACAAAACCTTTATTATCGACTATTCTAGTAATTTCAGTTCGTTCTCTACTTAATTGACTAGCAGTATCACGTTGTACCCATTGTTTTAGACTTTCAGTTCTTGTTCCATCTTGATTTTTATATTCTTCTAAAGAACTAATTTTTCTAGTTAAACCATCTACACCTCTTGTGAACTCTGCTTTAACAACGTTTAAATCATTTTCTGTTTTAGATTTAACAGAACTAAATTCTCTAGTAATACTTCCTTCCAATTCAGTAACTTTACTTTTAACAGCATTACCACTTTCTTTAGCTTCTGCAACTTGTTGTTTCAACTCCAGTACTGTAGGGTTGGTAGATATATCTTGAACATTGTTCACTCTATCAGTTAATTCTTTTAACTTCTCTATAGAGTCAGTCTTATTCTTCTCCAACTCTAGTTTAGTAGCTTGTAACTGTTGGTTATACGCTTCTACTGTATTCCTTACATCTTCTCTAATAGGTGCTAGTTGTTCTTCTAATTCAGTATTGATAGTACCATAGACTTTTTCTGCTTCTATTTTTGCATCTTCAAAACCTTGATTGATAGTATCTTCTAGTTCCTCTTTTTCAATGTCAAATAGTTCATTATATGCTTCTAGTTCCTTTTGAACATACGCTTCAATCTCACTATCTATCATATTTAAACCATTTGAAATATTAGATTTTGCTTCTGATATTTTAGCATTCAGATTACCTATAGCTTCCTTCATAGTACTCTTATTAAGTTCTCCGAACTCAATACTTATGTACTTATCGTGTAACGCATCATATTCAATCTTGCAACAATGTATTACTTTTTTAGTATCTATAGACTCAAAGTTAACCATCGCTCTATCGTTAATATCTACATTGTAGTTATCAAGAGTAGGTTTGAAACTAAAGTTGCTTAAAGGTACATCTCTAGGGTCTTCTTCTGTAAATAAGTTAGCATTACACCATGCAATTAATGCTTCCTCACTATTGATTTCTTTACTATCAAAACTCAAACTAGCTTCATATGGTCTTGCATACTGGTTCACTAAAGGACTTACATATACAGTTTTTAAAATTACTTTTTCTTTCTCTTTCTTTCTAGTAACTCGTTGTGCAGCTCGTTGTTGTTCACGTTCATTAAACTTACGTTCACGCTCTGCTCTCCTAGTTTCATTACTAGCAAGTATTTGTTTCTCACGTTCCTGTTGTCTTTGGACGTGTTCTGCATGAATTTGTGCTTTTGTACGTTTAGGTTTCTTCCTATTAGCTTTATAATCTTCTTCTTCTTTTTTTCTTTTTAAAGCACGTTCTTTAGCTTGTTTTTCTTCACGTTGTCTTATTCGTTCTTGACTCTTATTGAATGTTTCAAGCCTTTTTGCAGCTCTTGCACGTTCCTTTTCTTCCTTTTGTTCCTCTGTTGTTTCAGGTGTGTATTTACATGTTACGTGTAATTTTGTAATAATTTCTTTAAAATCTACTGTTGCTTGCAACTCACTAATATTCTTTTTCTCATGGAAAAGTATTTCAGTATTCTTACTAGGTCTTTTCTCTACGAACTTCACTCTATAGTTGTCATAGACTAACTCTACATTGAATGTTTTTAAGATACCTTTTTCTCCGAAAATTAAATCATAAAGTGGTGTATCGTCACACTCGATTACACCACTTCTATTTACTTCCGTTGTAAACTTATATTCAGTATCTCCTTTAGTTCGCATTATCCTATTTAAGTGTCCTGCGATTAATTGCAAGTTAGTATAGTTTTCAAAGTTATTATACGATGTAGTACCTCTATTTGCTTCATCTACATAAGGTATAATGATATTCTTACAGTCAAAGAATTTATGTTCACAGTATACATCTCTATACTTATCTTTAGTGATTATCTCTTTAACTCTATAGTCTTGTTTCATCACTTTAGTACGAACTCCGATTAATTCATCTACAGCGATTTCTTCATCAATAGGTAACTTGAAAGTCAAAGTATCTTGATAATCACTAGTTTTTATTAATTTTACTTCTGTTGCTTTAACTAAGTTTTTTTCGTTGACTAATCTAATTATCAATCTAAATTCCTCCAATACACTTCTATTTCTAAGCTATCACCTTGTATAAGTTGTACTCTGTTCGTTCCACTTTCAAATACAGGAAAGTTACCTACATACTCACTAGTAACATTTTTTGCATTTCCTTGTAAATCAGTAACATTCTGTTCTTTGTTTTTACAATTAATGATATATCCACCTTCTGCATTATTTACAGTATTTCTCACATTATTTACTAAAAATATTAAAGTTCCTGTACCTCTTATTTTATAAATAGGTTCTGCATACACATCTCCAATGTTTTCAATAGTTTTTATTAAACCTTTAGTTACTGTAGTTGTGTACTTGTTTTTTTCGTAAATAAACGCTTTAAGATACAAGGGTACAGTAATTTTAGTAAACTCTGCATTGTAATAAGTATTTTTGATTTCTCCATCTAAAAAATACTCTCTAAACTTACCTTTCTCTCTAGGTAAAGTAAGTCTATTCCCTATTCTTAAAGCGTGTATAAGTTCACGTTTTTTACTCTCTCTAACGATAATATCCATTGTAGTAGAGTAACCGTTGAAAGTGTTAGGTCGATATACGTGTACATCATTAAAACTAACACTTTCTGTTTTAATCAACTTCTCACTAGCTCCCTTATAATCGTTGAAGTCAGAGATACCTATGTTAAGTTTATAAGTATCTGTATCTAAAAGCATTGTTTCATCCTTCCAAATTATCATACTAAACCTAACCTCCTATCTATTACCTCGTGTCGTTTATAAGTAGCATTTCCGATTTTATCTCCATCTAAGTAAACATCACTTCTTAACTCTAAGTCATTAACCTTATTAATTAATACGTTTAACGTATCAATAACTGATGTATTTTGAGATACACTATGTTGAATTGCATAGTTACCTGCTGTTGTGAAGTCGAAAGAATTAGATAATTTGTCTTTGAATTTAAAGTCTTCAACTAAACTTACTCCATGACTCATAGTATCAGTTAAACTATTGTAGAATACTTTAGCATTGCCACGTACCCCTTCTGCCATACCAGGAGGTAACCAATACCCAACTTCACGTTTGAATACACGTGCAGGAGAAGCAACACCAGCTTCTGCTTTCGCTGCTGCTAAACCAGCTTGTACGACTCCTCGCATAGCATTTTCTAAAGCCCATGAAGCTCCCGATGCTCCGTTTGCCAAACCATAAGTCATATCCGCTCCAGTTCCACTAAAATCTATTGAAGCTGCTGCATTTTTACCATGGTTGGCAGTTTCTTGAGCTGCATTCCATACATCTCCATCTTTAGACTTAATACCTTGTGCTAATTCTTCTGATTTTTGTTGTCCAGCTGGTTTCATATCTGTAGATTGAACTTTGTTTTTTACTCCGTCCATTACATTTCCAGTTGCTGCATCTACAGCACTCTTACCTGCTGCTAAACCATCACGTCCAGTTAACATAACACTTTGTCCTTGAGCAAATAAAGATGTTCTATTTACACTATCAGTTACAGCGTTTAATGTTGTTTGAATTGCTGTATCAACACTTGGTTTCTCTGATAATAAACCACTCGCAAACTGATTATTTAATGTTACACCATGCTTTTGCATTTGTGCTGCCAATGCAGCTCCTATAACATCAATATCAATACCAGCATCTTTTAAACCTTGAGTAATTTGTCTTTTAGTATCATCAGGTAGTGTATTCATTGTAGAAAGAAAGGCTTGTACGTTAGATGCTTGACTAGCAGTTAACTCTCCACCTTTTTGGATATTTTCTTGAATAGCAGCCAACCATTGACCTACATGTTTGATTCTATGTGCATCAAATTTACTTTCTAAGTCTTGATAGTGCCATGCTTTTTCTTCTGCATAACGTTTATCTTCTTGAGCGTCCAGCGTATGTTGCAATTCAACATCAAATTTTGCTGCTTCTCTATTCTCTTTAAGCCTTTGTTGGTGTTGCTTTTCAACTTCTTCCATACCTCTTTTAGCTTCTGCTAATTTAGGTATAAAGTCATTTTCTATTTGATACCTTTCAGAATATGCTTGAATAGCAGCTTGTGAACTTCGACTGAAATTTTCTCTATCACGAACTAACGCTTGTTGATATATTTCATTAATTTTATCCATACTCAACTGTAAGTTTGGTGGCAGTTGACTATTTATAGCTATTAAATCGTCATACCATTTTTGAGTGCTTTGTTTAGACTCTTCATGTATTTGTCCTAGTTTACCTATATGTGAAGCAAATTGTGTTTCGTAAGCAGCATCAGTTATAGCTTTATTTGCTGAAGCATTTCTAGCTATTTGTACTATCTGTTCATAACCTTGTCTTTCTGCAATTACTCTCTTATTAATTGAGTCAACTAAGTTTTCAAAGTTACCAGCTACAGCATCTGCTTCTTGTTTAGTAATTTCTCTACCATCACTTGCTGCTTTATTTAAGATTTCTCTAATCTTATCGAAACCATCTCTTGTTTCTTCGACTAAATAATTTAGTTTTTCAGTAAATTTATTACTAGTACCAAAAGTATTTTCGAAAACATCACTAGTTTGTTTGATTTTATCTCCAAACGTTTTAGCTTCATCTCCTACTTTTTTAAATGCTTCTCCTACTCTTTCTGCACTTTCTATTGCATTTCTATGTGCAACCATTAGTGGGTCGTATTTATTTTTTAAATACAATAGTCCTCCACCTACTAAAGCAGTTGCTCCTAAGAATAATTTCATTTGTGGAGGTACAGCAGCAAACGCTCTAGCTAATAAACCAGTTTTACTAGCAACTTCTCCCATCTCTGCTGCAGCCTTAGCAGTTTTGAATGTACTTAATAAGTTTTTGAATTTAAGAAACGGAGATAATATACCACCGATTGCCCATGTTAATGGTCCTAAAGCAGCAGTAACCCCTAACACTCCAGTAATAAATCGTTTTGTTCCATCGCTTGATTCATTGAATGCTTTAAGTAATTCAGTTAGACTTTCTGCTACAGATTTAAGTGCTGGTCCCCATGCTTTTCCAGTTTCATAAGCAGCATTACTTAGTGAAGCTTTGAATTTATCAATCGCTCCACCTACTCCACTATTCATTTGGTTTGCCATACGTTCCGTTGAACCTGTAGACTCATCAATAGCTTTTCGTAAGTTATCAACATCTTTATTTGTTGCTTTTAAGATTGCTGACCATCCACTCATTGCAGTTTTACCAAAGACTGTTGCTGAAAATGCATTTTTTTGTGCATTTGTCATACCTTGGGTTTTTTCTCTAAGCTCTGCCATGATTTGAGATAATGGTTTCATATTACCCATAGCATCAGTTGCTGAAAAACCGATACTATGCATCGCTTTCGCTGCTGCTTTTGATGGTTTTACTAAGTTAGTTAAACCACTTCGTAATGAAGTACCTGCAGTAGATGCTTTGATACCTTGGTTTGCCATGATTGCTAACGCTAAACCTAAGTCTTTCATTTCAAAACCTAATGTACCTGCGATTGCTCCAGCATATTTCATTGCTTCTCCCATTTGTCCAACGTCTGTTGTAGAAGCTACAGCTGCAGCATTTAAAATATCTACAAAGTTACCAACATTTCGTTTTACTTCACCTTCAGTTTTACCGAACTGTATTCCCATAGCATTCATACCATCAGTAATGATTTCAGTAGCTCTTGCTAAGTCGATACCATCTGCTCTTGCAAGGTTCATAGCGTGTCCAACCGCCCCCATAGCTTGAGTTGAGTTTAAACCTGCTTTAATCAAGTCTTCGACTCCTCGACCTACATCATTTATACTATAAACAGTACCGTGAGATGCTTGTCGTATTTTGCCTTCCATTTCAGTAAATGTTCCTGCAAAGTCAGTTACAGCTCCATCACTTACAGCTGCTACACGTCTAAGAGTATCATCTGTTTCTCTAAAGCTATCAATTACCTTTTTAGCTCCATAAGTAACTGGTAAAGTATAACCAAAAGTAAAGTTTCTACCAAAGTTAGCTATTTTTTGTGCATTTCCTTCAATAGAACTTCCTATCGCACTAAAACTACCTCTTACACCATCTAGTTTTTTAGCATTCAATATTCCCACGCTATGTATTAAATCTTTAACATGTTTTTCACTCTCAACTATCTTGCTAGATAATTTAATAAACTCTTCTCTACTTTCATTAGTGTTTAATTTAGAAAGCTCTGATTTCATTAATTTAATCTTTTCTCTAGTCTTTTCTAGTTGAGTACGTGTTTCTTCTAAATGTAAACTTTTAGTTAAGCTAGTAGGTTTAAAATCTAACGCTTGTTGAAGTAACTTGCTACTCTCACGACTTTTCTTAATCTCATTATCTAGTTTCTCTAATTGAACGATAACAGGATTGAATTTTGCTCCACCTAGTTTATCAAGTTCTAATCTAACTTGTTTAGCTTCTGCTTTCGCTTGTTCTAATTTAGCTTTCAGTTCTTGATAACCTTGTGGGTTCACTTTAAAATCAATCTTTTTCAAGTCTTGGATAAGTATGTGTGTTTTCTTAACTAGTGCATCCTCTTGAGATTGCAACTCAAGAAACTTATGAGCTAGATTGCTTACATTAGTTGTATCTAGTTTCAAAGCCTTATTAAGTCGTTCAACATTACTTCTACTAGATTGCAGCTCTTTATCTAGCTTTGCTAGTCCACTAACACTAGCAATATTACTTAAAAGATGTTTAGTTTCTTTTAAACTAGCTTTAAACGTTTCATTCGTAGAACGTAAAATCTCAAGTTGAGTAGTTAATAGTTTAACTTCTCTAGTTTCTCCTAGTTCTACGTGCTTTTCTATTTGTTTTTTCAAGTTACCGATTAGTTTATAGTTTTGTGCTACAACTCTATTCAGTTCTTGTTGTTTTTGAGTTAGTAAAGCTACGTTGTGTGGGTCGAACTTTAATGCTTGTCCTATCTTCCTAAGCTCTGTTTTACTCTCTCTAGCTAGTACGTTGATTTTATTAAATGCAGTTTTTAATTGAGATATATCTGCCTTTAAGGTTATCCGTCTACCTCTTTCTTCTAGTGCCATTTATTTTCCTCCTTTCCTCTAAAATTAATGTTTCCTAAAGCATATTTATTTCATTTTGTGTTGCTTTAAGTGGATAGTCGTATGAGTCATTACCTTGTTCAACAAAACTTCCTTGAACAATATCCATAGGTAACTCCTTTAAATCTTCATAAGAATACCCCACTTGCTTACATCTAAGTAAGTAAAGTGGGGTTGTCATCTTTCTTGTAGTTACTTTTTTTCTGATTTGTTCTCTACTTTAGGTTTTGTAGTTTCTGCATAGCATTTAACAATATCAGTGTATGCATCGATTAAATCTGCGATTGTAAACTCATTAGCAAACTCTTCGATTGTATCCGTTCTTCCTGCTAATACGTATGCGATATTTAACATAATTTCATATCTATTAAGAACTGATAAATCTACATCCTCTAAGTCGAAAATATCAAAACCTGTAGTTTTATAAAATTCAATAGGGAAATTCCCAGTAACTTGTTTTGTTTCATATGTGTTTTGTCCGATTTTTAACTCCATTGTAATAAGCTCCTATCTTAAATTATTCTTCTGTTGTTACTTTATAAACAGCGTTAAACCAGTTTTTGTAAACTTCTCCATCTGTTTCTTTATAAGTCTTAATACGTCCAATACCATGTTCGTTTGAAAGTCCTTCATAAGAAAGTTTTAATACTGGTACATCTACTTTATCGTTAGTAGTTTTGTATTCATATTTAGGTTTTGAGAATTTAACACGTAATAAGCAGTGTCTTTCTTCTTTCTCATTTCCATCTACTTCAAACAGTAAAGCAATTTCTTTTGTTTGGTCGTACATAGTTTCATACTGAACTTTCTTACTATCTTCTTTTAGTCCTAGTACGTCTTTTTCAAAGTCAGAGTCTACGTTATAAATAGATAACTCTCCTTTATACCCTGCACTTGAAGTTGTTACAAAATAAACTAGTCCTTCTGAAAAGTGCTTCTCTGAACTTTGCTCTAACTCCATTGTAAGCTCTGTTGTTCCCATTAAACGCTTAACAGTTCCGTGTTGTAAAGCTCCGTCTTGTCCAACTGTAACTACAGCATAGTGAACATTTTTTAAATTAAACATATATTTGTTACTCATTTACTACATTCTCCTCTGTTTCTTGTATTTTTTCTGTAATTTTGTCTTCTAATAAACTAAACGTTGCACGTAATAAAATAACTCCGTCTAGTGGTGTTTGTTCGTACAATACTACTTTTTTTATTCCATACAACGCTTCTCTAAATTTTTCTACTAGTTCTTCATCATTTCCATGGTGATAAAACTCTATATTAAAGTCATGCTCGTAACAATAAATATCGCTATCTGCACTAACTATGTTTTTTGTGTTTCTAAAGATTATAAATGGAGCTTGAACATCCTCTGTATTGTCAAAATTGAAGTAAGCTACAGGTACACCTACTTTAGTCAAGCTCTCGTAAACCTTTGTCAATATATTGTTCAAATAAATCTCCTGCCTTTCCTTTAGCAGCTTCATAGTGTGGTTTGGCAGGTACACGTTTATTCATATACTTCCCAAATAGAAACATCTCGTGTCCATCTTCTAGTAAATGTACTAAGTGTGGTTTTGCTTTATTATGGATAACAAACTCTACTCCACCTGCTAATGTAGATTTATTTCTTACACTCCAACCTTTTGCATATTTTCCACTCTTTGCTGGAGAAGTTGTAAGTAATATCTTTCTAGCTTCTCTACCCGCTTTCCTACCACTCAATTCTGCCATAACATACACTTTTCTAGGATATTCCTTTACCCAGTTTTCAAAGTTGCCAAAATCTTCAATTTCAACGCTAACTATGTTACTCATCTTTGAACTCCAAATACATCAAGTATTCTTTATTTCTATTAAGTACGTTCTCAATAGAAAGTATGTTCCATGTTTTATTGTCTATCTTTACAAAACACGTTTTAGTATCCAATTCTAGTACTTTAGGTGTAAATCTTATTCTTAATCGCAATTTACTCTTATCATTGCCGTGTCTACTTTCCCAAAATTCACTATTTCTTAAATTACTAATATATCCATACGCTTGAAACAACTCTGTTTCCTCTCGCTTTCCTCTAGCTCCAAAAGAGTTAGTTACAACCGTGTATTTAATAAAGGTAACTTTCTTATTAAACATTCCTGTTTGAATAACCATAAAGTACCTCCTATGCTATAAAGTTAGTTCTATTATTTTCTATAATGTTTTCGACTAACTTATTATGATATTTATTTCCTGTTTGATAATCTCTATTCCAGTAGAAGTCACTAACTAATACTAGTAGTGCAGTTCGTATATCGTTTTTAGTCCTTACTACACCTTCATTCAGTCCAGTGTGACTTACGATATACTCAACAGCACTCTCTAACAAAAGTTCTAATTGACCGTCCTCTGAATTATCAAGTATTCTTAAATAACTTTTTACATCTTCTAAACAAATTTCAGTCAATCTTGTTTACCTACCTATTCTTTGTTTTTAAGTAATGCGAACGCTTGTTCGTCAGTGATTTTACCACCAAATTGTCCGTGGATTGATACCCCTACAGCGTGTTGAGTAGCAAATTTCTCATTTAACACTTGGATATTCATTTCTTCTGATGCACATAGTCCATAAGCTGATAAGTCTGCATATAATACTTGTCCTGCTGGTGCATAGTCAGTAGTTAAGATTGAAGTGTTAAGCACTTGTAAACCGAAACCTCTTGTTACATCAGGTAGTACATAGTATTGTCCGTTGTTGTCTTGTAATTTACGTAAGATTGTTAATGTATCTTTGTGCATTACAAATACAGCTTTAGATTGAAATGCTGATTTTAATTTAGCTTGTAAATCAATTAAATCATTGATTGAATATGTATCTTTTTTAGCTAAAGTAAGTGTTTTATCTGTAGCAGCAGTAAATAAGCTATCGAACTTACCTGAAGCACCTTGTACTACTGATTGTTCTAAGAATAATCTGAATGATTCTGCAATTTTTGAAATTAAGAATGATTCAATATCAAACTTAACATTATGGATTAGTTCTTTTGAAATTTTTAATAGTCCTGAAATACGGAAAGTTGTTAATCTAATACTGTCAAATTTAGCATTACTTTCAACTGTTTCTGCGAACTCTTCATAGAATGCAACTGATAATGTAGAAGCATCAAATTTAGGAATTAAAAGCTCTCCAGTTAATGAATATTTAGTTAGTTTTGGTAAAACATCAGATTCTGCTAAGATTTTTTCGATAATTCTATCTGATAATGTTTTAGGGATAATAGCACCTGCATCTGATGCTTTAAATACATTCCCTGCTCCAGTTCCATAAGCACGTAATGAGATTGATGGATTTTTTAAGAACTCACGTAATTCTTGTGATACGTCTAGTTTATCCACTTCTGTATTTACTAGTTCTCTTTCTTCTGCTTCTAATACTTTAATACGTGTATCTAATGCACGGATTTCTTCCGTTAAAGTTTCAAACTCTGCATTTTCTTCATCAGTAATTGCTCTTGTTTTAGCGATTTCTTTTAACTTTTGTAAGTTTGTGATTTTATCATTTCTTGATTCGATTAATTGTTTAAAATTCATTTTATAAGTTCCTCTCTTTTAAAAATTCGTCTATTTTGTCAATAAAAATAGAGTTGTCAACTTCTCGCTGCAACTCCTCTTGTGGTTCATCCACTGTAATATTTAAGTTTTCATAGTTTCTAATCTCAATAGGTTCATGAGTTACATCTCTCACATTTAAACTCATTGAATTATAAGCAGGTATATGAGCATTATCTAAGATAGATACTTCATATAAATTAAGACTTTCTACAGTCCTTAATGGTATATCACTATACGTTTCATTGATATGTTCCTTTAGTGGTACAAAGCCAAAGCTCCAACCACTTAATTCGTTGTTTCTTGCTTTTTGTACTACTTCTGCATCAGTAATTTCTGCTTCTGCATATAAACCGATACTATCTTCATATACTGTTAAATTGCTAGTAGTGTTTCCTAACTCACGTTGATAGTCATGATTTAACAGAATTTTTATATTATTGTTACGTCTTACAGCATCTCCAAAAGCACCTTCTTTTACTTTTTCATAAAATTCAGTACCATTTTCTTTTAGTCTTTTGGAAATTCGCTCTGCTACGTTAACATATCCACTAATAATAGCTTTATTATCCAAAACTCTAACTTTCATCTACTTTACCTCCTTTCCTTTCTTACTCAACCTTTTATCGTCTTGTTTAGGACGTGTTTATGGTTGTGCTATCGCATACCCTGAAACAGATGTGTAACTAAATTGAGCCTGTCGTTTCACTCCAGTAGCTTTTCCGGTATAATCAAAAGAAAAACCATCAGTTGTTGGTTTGAAATTTTCTACATCGTAAAAAATGTAAGTTTTCCCTGTGTTTGTGAAAATTACCAGTTCCATAATTCTCCTCCTAAATTCTATCCGTCTTTCAAGTCGGATGTTTCTTTTTTATTTTCTTCATCTTTAGCGTCTTCTTGTCCGATAGCAACTTTATCTGCTTGTCCTAAGTTCTTATCATTTAAAACACTCTTACTATGATTCGGATTGAAGTCCATTACACCACTCTCACTCTTTGTATTAAGTACTTGGTTTAAGTCAATAGCAGTATTTGTATTTACGTTGACTAACATGTTTGTATCATTATCATCATCTCTGTAATACATAGCATCTGCAATATTAAACTTGTAAAAACCAAAATTAAGTCGTGGCATATTCTCTAAGTCACGTACTTCATCCATACTCATAATGTTATTCTTAATTGCTAATTGATATGCTTCAAAACGTTCTTTCAAGTTTCCTTTTAGCAACTCTTTTGTATCGAAAGCAAAATAGTATTTACCTTGTTCACGTTCCGTTAGTAAGTCTCTGTTTAAACTAGACTCAATGTTCGCTAGTAGAGGTAGGATAGTGAAGTTGATAAAGTTAAATTTATCTTCTTCATTCGCTCCACCGTTGATAATACTTACAGGTACTCCGAACATAGCAGCAATTTTATTTAATTCAGAAGTATTCGCTTTTGCTTCATTCTCTACATCTTTTTTCTTCTCTAAAGGTTCGTACTGAATAGCACTATTCATAAAGATATATCCACTATTGTTATCACTTAACATTTTTTTAATATCATCACGGATTCTATCTAAATCTTTAATGTTTTTCTCCATTTTGAACATTCCTTTAGGTAAAAAACCTCGTTTTGCATCCATTAGAAGTCGTTCCATTGTTTTGATAATCAGTAGAAAATGTAGTCCAGTTTCTTCTATAATCGACTTACCTTTGATACCATTTTTACTATTTCTAGTAATTCTAAGCGTTTCATAAGGTCTTAACGTCCTATCATAAGCAAGAATTGTATAAACCTTGTTAAATGGGTCGTGATTATGATTTATCGCTACATTTTCAAGGTAAGCTATATCTTCAACTGTATTTCCTTTACGTTTTATGTAAAAATAGCAGTGTCCTTTTAAGAAATAATCTCTAACCATTAGCTTTTTCAACTCAAAACTATTGATTGAACCATTATCTACTCTTGTATTAAGCAACTTTACCCTATTATCATTCTCTACTTCTTCTCTACCTTTATCTGTTTTCTTGTATAGCTTTAAGTCAGTAGAAGCTATAACATCACTTACTCTTGATACACAAGCATTTACAATAGGTATCTCTAAAGCATCATCAATGGTAACTCTATCACTAGCAACTCCAAAAACTTCTTCAAATAAAGCTGGTTTTGTTTCTTTTACTTCCCTGGTAAATAAGTTTCCGAAAATTCCCATATTATCCTCCTTTCCTCCGTTATTAAACCTTTTTAAGTCTTATTTAGGACTATAAAACAGCACTTATAAACGTATTACCTAAGATTTCATTCTCTGTTAATAAATGAACAGCACTGAATGTAGACATCAACATATCTATTTTTCCAGTGCTCTTCTTCCTATTTACATATTTATTTCTATTATTATCTTCTACTAACCTTGCATTTTGGAAGTTTTGGATAAGTAACGGATTGTCTTCAAACTGAATTTCTTTATTCAGTATCTTTTCTTCTACTAATTTAACTGTAGGGTGTAATACACTACTATGTTGCTTAACAGCAACCGTTAAATAACCATTTTCTTCTAGTTTCTGCACCGTGCTGGCACTATTCCATATATCGTACCCTATTGCCATTACATTGCAGTTTAATTCCTCTTCTAAGTCCATTACAAAACGTTCTACGAAAGCATAGTCTACTACTTCATCTCCGCAAGCAAAGCAATTTCCTCTGCTTATATGTGAACGATAGTTAGTTCGTTCTTTCCTGCTCTTCTCTTCCATTTTTCCAGCAGGTATGAAAGCCCAACTATCTAATAAAATAGTTTCTCCATCATCATCTAAACTTGCTATGCTTACAGCTAAGTTATCGGTACTTAACGCTAAGTCAAGCCCTACATAAACATCTCTACCACTAAAATCAACCATCGGTGCAATACACTCTTTAACTTTATTAATATCAATGTATTCTTCTCCACTAAGTGTAGGTAAGAAGTGGTTCATGTGTTTAGTCAGATATTCTGCTCTATCACTCTCTACACTCAAGGCTTTTGTTCTCATACGTCTAATACTTTCATAGTTATCTTCTATACGTAAAGGATTACTCATTTGTAAACCGTGTTCCGTCCAAAGATTTTCTTCATCTGCATAATAAAGTAAAGCAAATAATCGTTCATCCTTTTCAGTTCCTGCATATATCTTTTTAAGATAATCAAGTTCTTCTAGCATGATACTCTTATCTTCTGCATAAGCAGTAGTGATTTTAAACATTAGAGGGTTGGTTACGTTTAATTGTCCTGATTCCATCGCTTTAATGTTGTCTTTAGTCTTAAATGCTCCAACTTCATCGGCAATGAATGCAGCAGGACGGATAGCGTTATTACTATTTGCAACGGCAGTCCTTGCTTGATATGTATTTTTATTTAATGTACAGGTAATTTTTCCTGCTAGTGTAGAAGTTAACTTGAAATATGGTTGTAAAGCTGGAGAGTTCTCTATTAATTGAACAATAGCCTTTTTAACCTCCCCTGATAACTCCCTATCAATACATATTGAATAGAACTCTGAATAATCTTCCTCTGTAAGCATTAGAATTAAGAAAATTAAAGCACAAGTAAATGTTTTAGCGTTCTTACGTGGAATAAATAAAGTTATCTCACGATACTTAAACACTTTTTTCTTTGCTTTAAATCTCCATCCAAATACATTCGCTATGAAGAAACATTGAAACGGTGCTAGAGTTTCATTTACACTTTGTCCTCTGATACCATCTACACCAGTTGCCATTGTCATTACTTTAAGTAAATTATCAATAGTTTCTAGTTTTTCTTCATCAAAATAATACTTGCAGCTTTTCTTTTTCTGTTCTTTTAGTAAATCTAAGAAACGTTGGCACTCCCATTTAACTTCATTAGTAGTAATTTCTTTTCCTGCTATTACATCTTTTGCATACTTGATAGATTTTTCTACTAACATTAATCTGAACCTTTTCCTAAAATTTCTTTTAAGTCAATTCCTGCTTTATCACTCTCTCCTAACTTATCGAAAAGTTTAGATAATTGAGAAGCAGTTGTGTTCATTGCTTTTGTAGAAGCATTATAGTTAGTGATAGCAGGATGTGCCACTATTGTTGGTCTACCTTTAACGTATTCTTTTTCGATAATTACACCATCGCCTTTAATTTCTTTAATCAACTGTTTGCAAATACCTACATGAGTTTCAAATATCTCAAATAATTCATAAAACAACATTCTATCTCCAATAGATAAATTCTCTACAGCAGAAAATAATTTTTTTCTGTTCTCTTTATATTCTTTTGATGGCACAAAAAATCTACTTGTAACTTTTCTTCCCATTCCACTCTCTTTTTTTGTATCTTTTTTTGTCTCTTTTTTTGTTCCTTTTTTCATCTGTATTCTCCTCTTGACTTTTAACTTTAAATCGCTTATAATTACTGTAGTGATAAAGTTTAGCAAACATTAGAGGTTTTCCAAAAATTAAAAGGAAAGCCTATTTTTTTTGCCCAAATTTTCCAATAATGGTTAGCAAGTTGCTTTCATTGTGAATAAAGGAGCGCAGGTTGGTCTAAGCAAAACACCTAAATTTCCTTATTTTTTGAGGGGGGGCTGCTTTCTAAAAAAATGGGTTTTGTTACTATTTACATATTATCTAAACATAATAAAAAAGCATACCATTGCCACCTGTTAGGCTTTGCCATGCTTTGTATTATTAATTTAATTCAATCAATCATTTAATCATTTAATTAAATTAATTAATATTAATTATTATTTATTCAATTCAAATCAATAATATATATATTAATACTATCAATTAGTATATACATATCTATATACATATATATCATATACTATATATACTATATACATATCTATATACTACATACACATACTATACACATATCATACAATACTATTATTACATAATTGTACACCTCTATATGGTACGTTGGTAGTAAGGTAGTATAGGTATACCACTGTATAGAGTAACGCTATAATAGTAATATATCATTGCTTTCTGTAGTATCTCTATACTTGTTGATAACTCTATACAATTCATTAGTACTTATCTTGTTGTTGTCTGCTTGCTTATGATGATGAACACAAAGTGTTATTAAATTATCGTTATCTAGTTTTAAACTTGAATTATTCCTAACCTTAACTATGTGATGAACCTCTAAATAAGTTGGACTAATCAAGCTTAACGATTGACAAACTAAGCAACGATAACAATCTAGCCTTTTAATCTCTTGACTTTTATTGTGCCATTGCTTTGACTTAATAAATTTAATATAGTCTTTGTCTTTCTCATAGCGTGCATTTTTGTCACGATAATAACCACGTTTTGCCGTGCAATTAATTTCCTTACCGTGAATCTTGCGGCAATATGTGCAGGTTTTTAATTTCAAATATTTAACCTCCGGGATTTTTTTCGCTATACTTCTGATAATATAATTATAGTTTCCAAAATTTCCAAAACGTCTAAAATTAAAAATAGACAAAATAAAAAAGCGTGGCAATTTAACCACGCTTTAAATTAATATATTTTACATATCACAGTACCTACATATAAAAGAATCTAAACTTTTATAATTGTTGCAAACCTCAAGTAATTCATTTCTTCTATATACTTCATATTCATCTATATTTATTTCTGATTTTAAAATCTTTTGTACATTCATTAAAATATTATCACCTGTTCTGTTGCTTATCGCTATTCTTTTATAAAGCGTACCGTTTAAATGTACGCTACAACTATAAGTTACAAATTTAATTTTAACTACATTATTTTTCATTTTTTAATACCTCTATTTTATTCTATTTCTTAATACTATTTCTATCAGTGAATCTTTTTTCATTTTCAAAACTATTTCTAACTAATTCTAATAACTCATTGCCAGTAAGGTTTTTTATTTCATCAAAGTAACCTAACATATCACTACCTACTACAATATCTTTCTCATATTCATCTACAATAATATTATTTATTTCTATTTCAATAACTGACCTAACTTTAATTTTAGGACTTGAAAAACCATATACATATTGATAAGGTATAAACGGACTACCTACAACATCTTTAACAATTATATCAACACTTTCTACATTATCACTATTTAATTTTATTTCTTTTCCTCTATTTGTATATACTAACATCTTTCTTTACCTCCTAATATTGAATACATTCCCCGTTTTCATATCTAACACCATAGAAACCTAACAACCACGGCACTAGTTTTTTAAATTCTTGATAACCTATTTCTTTACAAAACGTATTTATTAAACCTAAATTAAATTGACTTTCATTTTCTTTTTTACTATGCCCGTTTTTAACTAATATTTCTGTTATTTCAAGCATTAAATCAACATTTATTTTAGCTATCTCTGTAAAAATTCCATCCCAGTAACCATAGTAAGCTATACCATGATTGTAAATATTTCTTTTACATTCTTTAATTTCTTTTTTTGTTAGTCTTTTCATTTTCTTTTTTCTCCCTTATTTCTTAAACCTAAATTCTCTAACGCTTTTATATTCTCTGTAAGTTGGTTCTGTAGACGATAATTTAACCATCATTTTGCCCCCAAATTCGTAGTAATATTCAAATGTTCGGCGGTCACCTCTTAATTTTTCATTTTTTAAATGGTTGTAACGTTCTTCACTTATTTCTATTTCATCGTATTTTTTAGTTGCAACCCATTTCCCGTTAACTTTTTCATAGTTCGTTTTTTTCATATAAATTTTCATCTTTTTTACCTCATATCTTGTATTATTTTAATTTTGTGGTAAAATAGAAATATGAATTTTTTGAAAAGGTTAGAAATATTCTAGCTTTTATTAAATTCTTTCCAGTGATAGAGTTGGTTAACTTGGCGGTTGTTAACTCTATCGCTTTTTTTTATTTCTTTTCTTACCTTGTACTTATATTATATCGCACGTGCGTTTATTTGTCAATAGTTTTTTTAAAGTTTTTTTAAAATATTTCTAAATTCTTCTTTGTCTTCTTCTTTTATGTATTTCAATAAAAAGTTTCTTGCTGTACTTTTTCTATTAGTGTACTGTTTTAACTCCCTTGATTTTTCATTATTTAAATACCTTTCACGGTCTTTACTATTCCTTACTTTTTTAGTGTCTTTAATTTCTTTTTCACTCATTTTATAACCTCTTATTAATTTAATATTTTATTTAACCATGTTTTTAATTCGTTTTTGTTGTTAAAATTAAAAATCTTACAATAAGAACTTTTACTATTTTCAGATATATTTCTTAATGCTTCACTAACATTTTTTACATTGTAATCTTTTTGAAAATCTGATATTGTGAAATATTCATCCATTAACGGAAATAATAATTCTATTTGATAAAGTTTTTTTATATCTTTCTTTTCGTCTTCGAAATTCTCACATATACTAATTAAACTATATATGTTATTACAATAATATTCATCAGTATTTGTTTTTCTATTTTTTATTGTTCCGTATATTTCCATTTTTTAAAAATACCCCTTTCATTATTCTTGTTTATATGGTATAATAATTCAAAAGGTGGAGCATGGTTCTCATGCTCCTAGTAACTCAATTACTTTTTAAAACGTTTCGCATTCCCGTGCTTAACGTTTTTCTTTTTGCCTTTTTTCTTTAGAAATAAAGGTACTATTAAAATTGTATATATAAAATATAATTCTTTTATATTTGATACAATGTACTTAATTATTTCTAAAATAGCATCAAGAATATTAAAGCATCTCATTTTGTTACCCCCTTTCTTTTAATCGAAAAGGTTTAACCTCTTAAATTATATATTTTGCAAGTTGTTTAACAACTCACATATATATAATAACATATTACCGCAAATGCGTCAATAGATTATTTACTTTTTTTTTGAATTATTTTAAAATTATATTAGGAATATCATTGTATCAACGTTTACGACCGTTATTATTTTTTTCTTCTATTATTTAGATGAAATCAGCGTTTAACATTGTTTCACATTCTAAAACCATATACATATTTTATGGTTTTAACAACCTTAAACAAACTATATATTTTCACATCTTTTTCGAAATAATCTGTCCGAAAATTTCAACTGATTTTCACTTACCCCCTTGCTTGCTGCAGGAAAAAAACCTCCTTATTTTGGGGGTATATATATGATGATGAAAAAAATAAAAAAAATAATTCAGTTCAGTTATCAATCCATTTGATAGCTTTTTTGTTATTCAAACAAAATAAAAAAGAGTTAGCTTTTAAACTAACTCTTATTGAAGAAAACCAATGTTATGCCAAACATCTCTATCAGTAAGAAAAAAATAATAATTAAATAAGGAGGGTTGACTATTTGTCAACTTGATACACTTCTTGCTCTATCTTACGTATTCTTGAAGTCAACTCTGCTTTAATCGACTTCAAATAATTATAGATAGTGCTTTTGCCATAATGAACTTCATACCCTACTCTTTCAGGAGAATATCCTGCTCTGTAGTGTAGAGTCCATATGTCTTGTTCTAAGTGAGAACACTCATTGAAATAGTCCTCTAAACATTGTAAGCAACGCTTTCTGAATATGTAGTTCTTATTAGTTATCTTCCTAATAAGTTTATCCTCTGTTTCTCTACCAGTTTTGCTAGTAGTTACACCTAGATTATCGCTCGTATCTTCATTTTCAGTAAGCAAATACAAGTTAAGTCTATTTCTAACACGATTTTCATTTTTTAGAAGATAGTTTACCCACTTATCTTCATTTCTATTTTTATATGCCAAAATAATACCTCACAAAAAGTATTTTTATAAAAAACCACCAAAAAAATAAATATGTTTTAAATTTCCGTGAAAATCTCGATTCTGAAAAATGAAAAGGGGGGATTTTTTTGTAGTTTAGCAAATAAAAATATAGTGCTGGGGGGTTAAAATCGTTATTACCGTAAGTCTACATGAAAAAAATGAAAGGAGCTTAATACAATAAACATGTATTAATTATACTACGTACCCCTCCAGCTATACATATATTATATCACGTGGTATATGTAAATACCTAGAAAATGGCAGAAAAAAACACGCTATAGGGAGCTAGCGTGCTTTTGAGGTATAAAATGTACTTATATACACTAAATATATATAGTCTATCAAAAATAATCTAAAGAATTTATTATATGTATATTATACCATAGGTAGGTGGTGAACACCTAGAAAATGGCAGAAAAAAACCTCCTGCATTTACAGGAGGTAGGAGTAATTCTTTACATTCGATAATTCAAATGCTTAAATGAAAAATAGAAATACATAATTATATTAAAATCTACTGCCAGTAGTTCAATAAAAAATGATAGGACTTCAACCTATGTATATATTATACCATTCAATATATTTAAAAGTCTATGTTTTGGCAGAAAAAAATACCCACCTGTAAAAAGGTGGGTTGCTTATGATTTTATGTAACCATTTTAGAAAAACTGAATGTTGAAAATATCTCAAATGCGATATATGTATATTATACCATCCTACCTAAATAAAAGTCTATGTTTTGGCAGAAAAAAATAAACCTCCTGAATTTACAGGAGGCTTTCAAGATAAAAATTTAATTAAGAAAAAAATTAACATAGTTGTCACAATGACACAACAAAAACATTTATACTATCTTCAAGAGATATACATATATTATACCATTCTGACTATAAAAAAGTCTATGCTTTGGCAGAAAATTATTCGCTAACTTCTTTATACTCTCTAATTAGCTTTGCTGCTTCATCGCTAGCATCATGTATAGTTATAGGACGTTCACTAGCTAATTCTACTATTTTTTCATTTATACTCATATTTGTTTTGCTTTGATTGTTTTTCAATTCTTTTTTAAAATCTTTTGCAAATTCTTTCCCATACACTTCTCTCATTACTTCTGTTACTAATTCGAACTCTTGTGGTAATTCTTCAGGAAAATCTACTTTAACTATCTTAACACGACTTAACACTTTATAAGCTACAACTCCTGCTGCAGCAAGTAATAATAATTTATTTAATTTCATCTTTTAACCTCGTTTCTTTCTCAATATATCTAGCTATTTTTTCTACAACTTTATTCGTTCCTATAAGTAGATTAGCTATCATGTTTTTTCCATGAAATACACAACCTTTATGCCAGTATAATTCCAGTTCAATCTTTCCATTTTCGACTACTAGCGTTTTTTTTACGTAAGAAAGTATATAACCTATGTTATGCTTAACACTAAGTCTTCTAGCTATATCATACATAATATCGCATTCTTCCTTATCTGATAGTACTTTCAGTTCATAAGTATTATCTAATAAACCAACCTTACCTATATAATTCCTTAAATCAATGTCTAACAGGTGCTCTATTTTTCTCAAATACTTCATCATGATAAAGCTACCTTGTTTATTGTTAAGTCTATATACAACTTGCTCTTTTAAAGATTTCTTTTGTCTATTCGCTTTACGTAACACATAGTCTATCATATCATATCTAAATTTAACTACATATTGTTCTTCCTCGGGTGAATTAAGGTAATAATCTATAAAATCATTAGCGTATTCATCATGCTCTCTTAATATATCAAAATACTTTTCTTCTACTATTTGATTTTCAGCACGTTTAAAGGCTTCTAATGCTTCTCCTAACGCTACTCTAGCTTCTCCTCTTTTTTGCCTGCGGTACGATTCAATACGATTTACCACGGCTCTTTTAAACTTAATATATCTCACTCAAATTTCTCCTAATATCTATTTATATAATCTTTCAATAAAAAGTAGATGAAGGTTATCATGGCATATAACACTCCAACTAAAAATGTAATTACTATTGCACCGAACAAATATTTAATTATCTCTAACATTTCTTTTCTTCTTCCTTTTTTTATTATTCTTTTCTAACCATTCGTTTATAGTTACAAACATCACTACGTTTAATATAATTGCGAAAAAACAAAGTATAATACTTAATATGTATATCAAAATATCTACTAAAAACATGTCATTATAACCTCAATACTTCCTTTAAAAACAATACATCGGGAGCATTAATATTTCTATACACATATAATATAATTATTAATAAAATAATCACTATAAAAGGTATAAATGATAATAGTATAATTCTTTTATTTGCTTTCACATTATCAAATTCAAAATCAGAAATACTCATAAGGAAAAACATTTCTACAAAAACTGCTACAGACAGCAATATATAGAGAATTGCATGAATATAATTTACTGTATCATAAATAACGTGCTGCCACTTCAACATTTCATACACTTCAGGAGCTTTATCTATCGTTAAATTTAACTTCTCCGTTATTTTCTGCATTAATTCATCCATTAGCAAAGCACCTCTTTAATCTCATCTCCAAACTCTTTGATAAATAGTTCTGCTATTTCTTCTGATTCGAAATAAGGTAGTTTTAAAAATTCTCGATAACGGTAATTCTCATAAATTTCAAATTCTTCATGCTCGGTATAATACATTACAGTCCATTTTTCTTCGTTATAATCATTCCAGTTAGGTGTCCATCCTCCATTATGTTCCTCTGCCCATTTATGAAGTTTAAACAGTAATATACGTTCTTTATCGTATTGTTCTGCTTCTTCTACTGTTTTAAAAGTTAAACCACGGATATAACAATTCTCTACAAAAGATGTACTATAACCTTCTAAATGTTCTACTGTTCCATATTCATCTGGATTATAATAATCATCTATATCCCCTGGCATTTCCACTCTATAAGGTTTTTTCTCTACCTTCTCTTCCAACGCTTCAAAACGCTGCACTATAGAATTATCTACTGCTTCTTGTTTCATCTCTTCATACATTTTCTTTACTTTATTATAGTTAGGTTTAGTAGGTTGTCTACCATCTCTCCAGCCACGTATAGTTTGCTGCATGATACCTAAATCACTAGCTAATAATGTATCGTTTAAATTGTAATATTCCTTAATCTCATCTACCATTTTTATAATTCTACTCATTTTCTTCCTCCAAATTGTCTAATTCTCCGTTATATTTTGGTAATTCCATCCAGTAAATAACATTATTATCAGTATTTTCAAAACCTAATTCATCTTCAATTTCTACCCACGTATCGATAGAGGTATCAGTAAACTCTCCAGAAGACAAAGGGATAGTTACTAGCACTTCTTCACCAAGGTTAGGTAATTCACCGTCCCATATTTCATCATAATCACTTTGATAAAATTCTTTTTCTTCTTCAGTCATTTTTCTTAAATATAATTTGTGCCATTTCATAACCACACCTCCTAATCGTTATATAAAACAATATCACTTGAATGTCCTAAATATTGTTTTCCGTTCTTTAATTTAACCTTTACAGTATCTTTGTTATCGTATGTAGTCCATTCTGCTACTTCTCCAGTTACTACTTCATCGTTAGGGAGCTTAATTACTACTTTTTTAAAATCATAATCTGTTTGCAGCAAGTCTTTATTGCCATTCACGGCTTTATATCCTTTAACCACTCCAAAAATTACAGCACCAGCAAGTAACAATATACCTATAATAGCTAATATATCGTCTACACCTATTCTAAATCTTCTCATTTTTATTCCTCCACACTAAACATAGTACAATTCATACCCTCTCCATGTTTTTCCTTTATATACCAGTCGTATTCAATTCTATTCTCATTATCTCTAATAAGTTCTTTTGTATATCTTCCTTCATCTTTTAAACCGCTTAAAATATCTAGTTTAATACCTAATTTTCTATCCATCGGACTATATCCATATCGTTCTTGATACTCTTTAAAAGCACGTTTAAGTACGTTTAATTCATATTCTGTTAATACTAAACCTAGTTTTTGTTTCTTCATTTTTACCCCTCCAGCAATTCTTTATTCTCATAAATATTACCTATCACTAAATAATCATCTTCCATGCTAGATAACGCACAACGATGTCTACCTCTTGTTAAATAATAAAATTCTTCTTCTGTTTTTTTATTTGCTATATATCTTAAATTGTTATGCTCTACTATATCTCCTGTATAGATATAATTACCATTCTTATCCTTGTATCCTGTATTGTAAATAAATTTAACATCTTCAAAATCAAATTGTGCAAAATCAGGTTGTCCGTCATCAAAACACACTACATCTATATCAAAATGAATTTCTATTACATCAAATACCTTATTATATTTCTTAACGTAC